TACGTAACTTATTATCACCACAAGAGCAGTTAAATAAAATTGCTTCGCAAGAATTACATATAGTAAACACCACCGCTAACAGTGGTTGGATGGTTGAATCAGGTTCATTAGTAGGTATGACTGCTGATGATATGGAAGAACACGGTGCAGAAACTGGATTAGTAGTTGAATACAACCGTGGTTCTACACCTCCAGTTAAGATACAACCTAATCAAATACCTACTGGCTTAGATCGTATATCTCTAAAAGCGCAAGAGAATATAAAAGCTATCAGCGGTGTTAACGATTCAATGTTAGGTACTGATGCTGCAGAAGTATCAGGTGTAGCTATACAAGCGAAGCAAAACCGTGGCGCAGTTATGATACAGGTGCCACTTGATAACTTGCGTAAGACACGTCAGTATCTAGCTGAAAAAATACTTGGTCTAATACAAAGGTATTATACTGAACAACGTATCTTTATGATTACTGATGAAACTGATCCTATGAAACCCAGAGAGGAAATGGTTATAAACCAGATGACTCCAAGTGGTGCTATAGTTAACGATATAACTGTTGGTGAATATGATGTTGTAGTTACAACATCTCCTGCACGTGACTCGTTTGATGAGATACAGTTTGCAGAAGCTATTAGTTTACGTTCTGCAGGTGTTGCAATACCAGACGATGCAATTGTAGAATATAGCCACTTAGAACGTAAAGCAGAACTAGCTAAACGTATAAGAAAACTTACCGGTCAAGAACCACCATCACCAGAACAGGCACAAGCTATGGCCCAACAGCAACAACTTCAAATGCAACAGTTCCAGCTTGAATTAGCTAAACTACAAGCTGAGGTACAAGCGAAACAAGGCGAAGCTCAACTTAATATGGCGAAGGCAGAAGAAATGACAAATATTGATCCACAACTTAAGATGGCTGAATTACAAGCTAAAATACAAATGAAGATGGAAGAGTTACAGTTGCGAAGAGATCTTTCTACAGCTACTAATGAATTAAGAGCTGTACAGTCAGAAACTCAAGCGGCTACCAGCATAGCCAATACGGTTATGAAAACTAGTAATGGAAACCCTAGAACCCGAACAGGAGAGTAAGTATGTCTGAAGAAAAAATGGAAGATGTTGTTTTAGATAAAATGCCAGGAGCTGATACACCAGAGGGTGTAGATGAACCTTCTATGAGCTTAGATTTTTCTGAAGCTCTTGAGCCTGAAGCTAAAGCCGAACCTGAACCAGAGCCAACACCTGAGCCAGTTGAAGCTGAAGCTACAGAAGAAGTAGAAGCAAAGGCAGAACCTGAGCCTGAGCCTGAACCACAAGAAATGGCACAACTTGATTCTACGCCAGAAAAGAAAGCTCCAATGATACCTAAGTCTAGATTAGATGAGGCTTTACAAAAACAAAGAGCTTTGCAAAAACAACTGGATGATTTAAAAAGATCACAACAAGAAGTTACTATAGATAAACCTGTTGAATATGACTTTGCTAAAAAAGAGTTGGAATATCAAGAGTTATTATTAGATGGTGAAGCAGAAAAAGCTGCAGCACTTCGTCAAGAGATACGTGCCGCAGAATATAGTAATCTTGTATTTGAAATCCAACAAAACATAGATTCAAAAGTTGATAACCAAGTTCATGTAACACAAGAACAGCAAAACTTAGCTAATGAAGCTGTTAGGATTGCTGAACAATATCCAGCTTTAGATCAAAACTCTGAAGTTTTTAATCAAGAGGCTACAGAAGAAGTTATTGAATTAAGAGATGCTTTCATAGAAAAAGGATATGATGCTGTTATTTCTCTAAATAAAGCAGTTAACTATGTAGTAAAAACACACAACATCAAACCTGGAGTTGATGAGATACAAAAGGCTCATAACAAACAAGTAGATGAAGTGTCTAAAAAACGTGCAGAAGTACAGAAGAAGTTAGAAGCTGCTGAAGCACAACCACCAGAGATGGCAGGAGAAAGTTCTGCATCACGCGGTGAAAAAACAATTAATCCAGCAACATTAACTGATGATGAGTTTGCTGCATTACCTGAATCAACCTTAGCTAGACTCAGAGGAGACTTACTATAATGCCAGGTTATAACATGAAACCTAAAAAGAAAAAGGTAAAGAAACCAGTAAAGAAACCTAGAAAAGGATATGGGTACTAATGAAAAAAGCCGTTGAAGCTCCAAAAGGCTATCATTGGATGAAATCAGGAAAGGGGTTCAAACTTATGAAGAACCCCCCTGGTGGATATAAACCACACAAAGGTGCTAGTAAAAAAGCATCTTTTGATGTACAAATGATTCATAAGTAGTCTATACTATTTATACGTTCACCTTTCTAGGCGGAAGTAGGCATGTTGCCGAAGGAACGCACTTTAACTTTAACTATTTGAGGTGTGTTATGTACGTATGCTACAGAGGCGTTCGCCCACAAAAAACTCCCACTAAACAAAAAATCAAAGTGAAAACTGATCAATTAGTTTACAGAGGAGCTAATCACAGAAAATAATGTAAAAAAGCCTTGCAGGGTTTTACAAACCCTGCTATAAGGTCTATTATATAATACTTCGTTTACCATAACGATATATGGTTCGTGTCGTACACGTAAAAAACGCACTCCGTCTGCTCACGACGTTAAATGTGCCGAGGTCGCACCTCGTAAATAAGCGCAAACCGTTTGCCTCCACGATAGTAGGTATGGATCCGACCGAAAATAGTCGGTCGTACTTTTTATTAATTTTTATTTGGAGGCCCATCATGGCTAATACTAACTTTGCTGCGTTGACATCCAACCAGCTACAGATGTGGTCACGTGACTTTTGGAGAGTCGCGCGTAACATGTCTTTCATCAATCAGTTCGCTGGCACTGGCAGTAATGCTATGGTTCAGCGTATTACTGAATTAACTGCAACTGAAAAAGGTACTAAGGCTACATTGACGCTATTAGCAGATATGACAGACGATGGTACTGTAGGTGATAACACTTTGGAAGGTAACGAAGAAGCACTTCGTTCTTTCGAAACTAGCATCAACATGGATCAATTAAGATTCGCAAACCGTCTTGCTGGTAGACTTGCAGACCAAAAATCAGTTGTTAATTTCCGTGAACAATCTCGTGATGCACTTGCTTATGCAATGGCTGATCGTATTGACCAACTTGCATTCTTAACTCTTGCCGGTATTCCTTATACTCAGAAAAACGGCGGTGGTTTAAGACCTGTTTTAAGTTCTGGTCAAAACTTAGGCGATCTTGAGTTTGCTAGTGATGTAACTGCACCTACTAACAAACGTTATGTTCGTGCTGATAATGCTACTGGTATTCATGAAGTAACTGCTACTGGTTTAACTAGTGGTTTCGAAGAAGCTAACAGTGGTTCAGCTTTAGTTGCAGCTAGTTCAGCAGATCCTGATATCTTAAGCTACAAAACAATTGTAGAACTTAAGCGTTTTGCTAAAGAAAACTACATCCGTGGTATTCGTGGCGCAGGTAACGAAGAGATTTTCCATATGTTCGTTCACCCACGTCAAATGGCTGACCTTAAATTAGATTCAGATTTCTTAACTGCAGTACGTAACGCTGGTACTCGAGGACCTTCTAACCCATTCTTCACTGGTCATAATGGCTTGATGGTAGATGGCGTTATGATCCATGAGTTCCGTCACGTACCAAGCACGTTAGGTTTCGCATCTGACTTAACTGTTCACGGCACAGCTACAGACGCTGCTGCAGCATTATTCTGCGGCGCACAGGCCCTTGCTATGGCTGACATCGGTTTACCTGAAGTTGTTGAAGAAACTTTCGACTACGGTAACCAACATGGTATCTCCATCGGTAAGATTTTCGGCTTACTTAAGCCTAAATATAATAGTGATCATAACGAAAGTGACCAAGACTTTGGTGTTATTCGTTGTGACACAGCTATTTAATCGGAGGTATTAAATAATGACTACTGAAGCCGTAACAATCACAAGCAACGTAGGTACACACTCTGCAGTTGACTCTACTAGAGCTTCTACAGGTGCTGTGGCTAGTGGATCTATTTTCATGCGAGAAGCAGGAGCTACAATCACTTCTGCTGCAGCGGATGATGTTATTCACATGTTGCCTATTTTCCAAAATGAAAAAATTGTTGACGTTATTGTTTTTGCAAACGATGTTGACGACAATACTGATGGTACTATTGATGTTGGTTTCATCGGCGGTCAATCTGGAACTTCTGGATATTTGACTTCTAATGATGATGCTTACATTGATGGCGACACTTGTGTTCAAGCAGGTGCCGTAGCCCGTATGGGAAGTGGTATCACTGGTGCTGCAATAGATGACATTAATAAAACTTTTACAGAAAATGCAGATGAAAACACTAAAAATTTCCGTGTTGGAACTCTTGCAGTATCCGTAAAAGCTGGTGCTATCAATGGCGGTACTATCACAGTAAGAGCTTTCTTTGCTCAAGTATAACCCAGGTCGAAGCCCCCTCTTCGGAGGGGGTCTTTTTAAGGAGTAAAAATGAAAGAGTTAGATAATCATGGAACAGAAATAATTGCATTAAAAGATTTTACTTTTGTCAAAGATAATTATTTTGTATCAATGCCAAAGGATTCTACTAGAAAATTATCTGAGGGTGATTTTTTAGATTTATTATTAGAAAAAAAGTTAGTTGTTAGAACTAACGAAGCACCACCACCTCCTCCGGAACCAGAACCCGAACCGGAAGTCGTGGAAGAAGACCCGTTGGTTGTAGCCCTCGAAGGTTTAATCGAGGAAGGCAATCCAGAAAACTTTAAAAAAGATGGTACGCCCAAGGCTGCTGTCGTTAACAAACTGGCTGGCAGAGCAGTTACAACCGAGGAACGCGAATCTGCATGGCAGATTGCACTAAACAAATAGGTGATTTATGAGACGTAAAGGTGAAAGCATTCAAGCGTTTAAAAAAAGAAAAGAACGCATGAAAAAACAAGGTATAGAGAATACCAAAAAACTTAAATCCTTAAAGAAAAAAGTCGTAGGTAAAGCTAAAGATAAACTTGGTATTGCTCGTACAAAAGTTAAAACAAAAGGTGGTGATTTTCCAGTTTATGGAAAAGATTCGAAGAAGGCTAAATCTTTCCGCGCTGCATATGCTGCTTCAGAAGGCACTAAAACATTTACTTTTGAAGGTAGAAAATATAAGTCTAAAGGTGCAGATAAAAAACCTACTACTGGTGTGGTAGTAAAAAAAGAAATGAGTGCAAAGGATAAGAAAAAAGTTAAGGATAAAACATTTTTAAACATAGCTGCTGGTCCTAAATTAAAATTAGAAGATAAAAAGAAAGCCCCTAAAAAGAAAACAGAAACCGTAACTCAACGTAATCGAAGACTTAGGATGGAACGAAATAGAAGAAGAAAAAATAAAAGGTAACTTATTATGATATTTGGTTTAAGTACTGGAAGGGCTGCACTGTTAGCTAATGAAAGAAGAAAGCGCGAAAATAAAAAAACTGGTTTGAATAAACAAACTCTTTTTGATTTAACTAGGCAAAAAGAGGCTTTCCAAGCTGATGTTGGTTCAGGTGCAGAAGCCATTAAAAGAGGTAAAGAACGTGTCAGACAAATGGCTGAAATTGACCGTGAGTTTGGTGATATTGCTGAAAGAACGGGCGAAAAAGGAATAAATGTAAACTTCACTGAAACACCAATATATGAAACTGTTAGTGGTGGTAAAAAGAAAAAGTGGAGAGGTAAAAAAGTACGAAACCCAGATAGGAAAGTGCAAGTTGGTAGAACATATGGGTATGATTTTGAACGTCAAGGACCAGCTATAAATTTAGATGATGCACAAAGATTAGATTCTGGATCACCTAGATCTGCAAATATGTCAGCTGCAGGTATTTCATCAATCGGTATGACTGGGACTTCATCAGAAAGTCCAATTAATACAATGTCTGGTAACTATAACAACAGACAAAATTTAACTGGTTCTGCTAACGTAGGTATGACTGGGACTTCATCAGAAACACCAATAAATCAAAACTTATCTAAAGCAGCAGAAGATAGTATGAATTTAGGTGAGTCTCAATCACTTGCAGATAGGGCAAGAAGTATCACAGGAGGTAATTAGTGTCTGTTATTACAGCAGCTAATATAATTACCAGAGTACAAGCACTCTTACAAGATGACACTGGTGTTAGGTGGCCATCAAGTGAGTTGTTACTTTGGATCTCTGATGCACAGCGTGAAATCTGTTTGCTTAAACCAGATGCAGGTGCTATTAATGATATAGTAAAACTTCGTGCTAATACCACAAAACAAACTCTGTCTGGTATACAAAAGGATGGCTCTGGTACTGCCTTAGGAGGTAATAGGCTATTACGAGTTGTTAGAAATATACACGCTACTGATTTTAATGATGTTAGTGGTAACGGCGCTGGTAGATCTATTAGATTAGTAAATCGTAGAATTTTAGATAGTCAGTTTCCTGATTGGCATGATCCAAGTGCAGCCACAGGAGAAGCAGCTTTTATTAGCACTGGCGGTAATATTAAAAATTATATATTTGATGAAATTGATCCAGAAACTTTCTATGTATTTCCAGGGGTTGCCAGCGGTCAAAATGTTTATATAGAAATAGTCTATGCTAAAGTTCCAGCTGATGTTGGTTCTACTAGTGATGTTATTGATATACCAGATATTTATGCAAACGCTATAACAGATTATGTTTGCTATAGAGCTCTTAGTAAAGAAGCTGATTATGCGGCTAATGAGCAACGTTCTCAAGCTCACTATCAACAATTTATTCAGGCTCTAGGAACTCAATCTACTAGTGACTTTTCTACTTCACCAAATACTGTATCAGCAGTTACACGCGGTAGCATAGCTGGTGCAACCGGGAGCGTATAATGTCTACTACTAATTATTCAGATTTGTTACCAGATATAATACCTATGGCTCCTGAAGCTCCTGATATGCTTATAATAAAGCACGTCAAAGAAACAGTTATAGATTTTTGTCAGAGAACTAACATATACCAACACGAACAAACTATAGATGCATTTAAAGATGTTTCAGATTATACATTAGTTCCTCCAACAGATACTGTAGCTCATAGAATATTGTGGACTAACTTTGATGGTAGAGATTTAGAACCTATATCACCATCACTAAAAGAACAGAGAGTTCCTAAGTGGAGAGATTCTGCTACTAGCACAGGTGGAAAACCAGAGTATTTTATAAAAGATGGTCAAACTAAATTAGTTATACTACCAATGCCATCTGCTGATGATGCTAAAGTTCTTACTGCTAGCGTTGCTGGTGGAGGCACTAGTTATGATCTAGATGAAACTGTAGCGCAAGCAAGTACAACTGGTAGTGGAACTGGTTTTACAATAAAAGTGACAGCGGTTGGTGGATCAAATGCAATAACTGCTTTTGATATAACTAACCCCGGTCGTGGACATAATGCTGGTGACACTATAACTTTAGCCACTAGCGGTGGTTCTGCTGCAACTATAACAGTTGGTACAGTGTCAGATGGTGATAGTTTGAGAGTTAGAATGGCAGTAAGACCAACTAGAGCATCTACTGCTTGTGATACAGAGATAATGGATGATTACAGAGATGCTATAGTTAATGGAACAGTCTTTAGATTACTAAGAGTACCTGGTCAAGATTTCACCGATTACACAGCAGCCGGCGCTTATGGTACTATTTATGAAGATCAAGTTACAGAGACAGAACGTCGTGCTAGACAAGGTGATACAGGCGTAGCTAGGAAGGTAAAATATGGTGGATTGCAAACAGTCAGAGGTACAAGAAAGTATTCAGGAAGAAAACTTTACAGGTCTAACACTCTGTAATATAAAGGATGAGTGGGATTGGGTTAGAAAAGGATTACAAGAAATATATGATGCAGACCCAGATCCAAAACAAATACCAGAAGACGTATATGCAGATTGCAGATATGGTCGAGCCAAGTTGTTTACTATGGATGATAAACAACTATTCGTTATTCTCTCTGAGCATAGAGAGTCAGACGACTTAATACATTTAGTAGTTTGGCATTGTTGGGCCTCTGACAGAGGCAAAAAGAAAATGAGCACATGGCTACCAGATGTTGAGAAGTATGCAAAAGAAAATGGATATACTTCAGTAATGTGTGAAAGTGTTCATGTAGGAATCGCTGAATACGCTATAAAACATTATGGATATTTTATAGATACTATAGTTATTAAAAAATTTGTTTGAGGTAAGAATGGGTAAGAAAAAAGGTAGTGATCCAAAACCAAGTGAGCAAGAAAAAATGCTTGCAGCTGTTGGTGCGGCAGAACATAAAATCTTTACAGATTTATATTTAGGCACTGATTCTAAACCAGGTCCTTTATTAAAGATGCGTAATCAAGCAGCAAAAGAAGATTTTAGTAACCTTTTTCAAAGCCGTGCAAATGCAGATATATTTCAAAAAGCAGGCCAAACAAATTACTTAAGTGCTTTTAGTATGGGCGAAAGTGCAGCACTTGCGTCTGGTTTAACAAAAGGTATGCAACAAGCCAAAGTAAAAGCTGTTGAAGCAAAAGCCGATCAACAATCTAAAGTGTTGGCAGCTGCTAGAAAACAATCCGCCTCTACTACACAAAGTTTAGGTCAATCGGCTAGAATTGATAGTGATTTAGCATTAGCTAATTATAATGCTAGACAATCTAGAAGAGCGGAACAACTACAGATAGCTATGCAAGCCGCCGGTTCTGCTGCATCAATTCAAGGGGCAAAAGCAGGTGATACAGAATCAGGTAGGTCACTTTCAGAAGCAGGTGCAGCCGTAAAAGCATTAGCATAAGGTATAAATTATGGGCATGAGAAGATTATATGATACAACTCGTAAGAAGGCTGATATAAATGCAGACACTGGCTTGACCGGTGCAGATAGACTTCAAGCTGTTGATGATCCGCAAAAATCTTTTGCTGCTGTTACGAAAGGTGACTATGTAAACTTCCGTAAAAATTTTGGTCAGTTTGAAAGAGACGTGTTAGGTGAAGCTATGACTGACCAGAGTATAGTTCAAGATGCAGCAATACAAGCACCAGAACAGTTCGGGTTAGCTGCAAATGTGCAACGACGTAATATGAGTAGATTTGGTGGCGATGTACCTATAGCACAACAACAACAAGCTACTAGAAACTTAGGTACTTCTATGGTACTAGGAACTACTGGGGCAATAAACAACGCTAGGCTAAATCAACGAGATGTAAATACAAACAGATTCTATGAATTAATTAATATAGGTCAAGGTGTATATAACCAATCAACTGGTGCTATGGGTGACGCAGCTAAAATGGCTGCAGACCGTGAAGCAGCGAGAAAGGCCGCATCTGAACAACGTAAAGCTCAACGCTTAAGTTTGGGGCTATCAGCTGGTTTAGCATTCCTAGCTTTTAGTGATATTAGATTGAAGAAAAATATAGAACAAGTGGATATTGATTCAAAAGGATTTGGATATTATACATGGGAGTGGACAGAAGAAGCATTACAATTAGGTGCAGATAAGTATCCTACTACAGGAGTACTAGCTCAAGAAGTGCAAGAAGTATACCCAGAAGCAGTATTCTCTGATAGAGATACGGGTTACTTAATGGTTAACTATTCATTGTTGGATTAAGGTATAGATTATGGCAGGTCCAAATTATTACAGATATGGTACAGGTACTGCTCTTATGCAAGGGGCAATAGGTATCTATGAAGCTTTTGAACAAGGTAAGCGAAATGCAATAGACCGTCAAAATGATTTGATTCAACTTGAAAGAAACAAAATGTTACTTGAGAGTGAAAGGGATGAACAGTTAAAAATTAGACAAAATGATGCTATGAATAAATCAATAGCTCTAGGACTTACTAACCTAAATGATCCTAGATCTCTCGATTATGATGCTGTTAGAGAAGCCCTTGTAAGTGGTGATCCAGCAGTTCACGATAGTCTCGTAACCATGATAAACGCAGCACCTGAGTTATTTAATAGTCCAAAAGGAACAACTATTAATAGCATGGAAATGGTAATGGCTGTTAGAGATAAAAATAATGAAATTATATATAGTGGATCACCAAGTGATCCTGACACTTTAGCAGAACTCAAAAGATATAAAGCTGAAGGTTTCACTCCAATAACTGCATTTACATTCTATGGAACTAATGCCGATGGCACTGAAGCATTACTTACTGAGGATGCCGGTAGTGGTGATGATTCACCAGCTCTGTTAATGGGTATAGAAGAAACTATAAAAAATATGGATCATCATTATAGAACTAATATTTTTGATAATTCTAGTGAAGAAGCTGCTTTATTTACATACTGGGACAGACGACGTCAAGAAAGTCAAGGTGACGCTGAAAAAGCAGTTGCACAACACTTTCTTGATGTAATGCAATCAAACAAACAAAAAGCAGGTAAAATTAGAAAGGTAGTTAATTATTTTATAGATAATGGGATGCCAGATGCCGCACGACAAGTATCTGCAGCAGCCGTTAAATTTGCAGATGATCCAGTAAAATTTAATGCATTGTTAGATAAAGTCTATGACAGTGTAGATGAAAAAATTAAAGCGAGTGATCAACTTAGAATTTCATCAGCTGGTGAAGCTGCTAATTTATTTAATGCATATAAATTATCTAAAGTAAAAAATGATGGTACTAGAACAATAAAACTAGGAGATAAGCTAGCCGATGCTATTGTTACTGCTAATCCTAAAAATGATAACTCTGCACTTTATGTAGGTGCTAAACAAGCTGTTAATGAATTAGCTTCGGGTTTAATTGCTGATGCTATTAAAGATGGAAATGTAGATAAAAAACTCGTTAAAAAATATGAAAGGTTACTTAGAACATCTCAAGAGGAAGTGAGACCTCAACAAGTTGTACCAGGAGCAGGTCCAATGGGTAGTCAACAAATAAGGCCTGCAGTAACTGAAAAGATGATTGATAAACGGCTTGCAGAATTAGAAGAAGTAAAAACACAAATAGTTGATGGATACATAGAAAATAATCCAGCTATGGGTGAAAAGTATGCCGACGCAAAACAAGGTCTTACAAATATAAAATCATTAATACTTGCAGATACATCAATTCAAGACTATGCCGCAGAAGATGTGTTAGATAGAATTCTTGCAGGTGAAATAGTATTCTCAGATTCAGAAATACAAGCCCACAAAAATTTTCTTGATAATAATGAAATTACTAGTATAGAGGAAACAGTAGAAAGACTTAATCAATCAGAACGAAAACGTAATATGGCGATGTTAATGTTTTTAAATAGAGACAACCCTACTATGGCGAATTCTATACAAAATGATTTGATGGATTTGTATGCTTTTGGACAAACAAAGCGTGATCTTGAAATGGAGACTGAAAGAGCCAAAAGAGATAAAGCAAACATCGAGGCACAAATAGCAATAGATAAAGATGATAGAGCTATAGCAGATCGAACTTTAGATTTCTTCGTAGATAAACCTAAGATGAGAGAGGCCTACGATAAAGGTTTAACAGCTTTAGATTCTCTGGGTGATGCCATGGCAGACGTTAATGTATTCATACCAATTGGTGATGGTGGTGATGAAGCTTATGATCCAAAGGTTATGAGAGACGACGTAGGCCCAGCATTTAGACAAATACATAAGACAATTGGTGCGATTAATAATCCCAACGATCCGATGGCACAACAAGCAGCGGCACAAGAAGTTGCCTTGTTCTCTCGTGCAATACGTTTAATGGCACTTGGTGATTTAGAAGGTAGGTTCCTTAATATACC